CGTAATGTTGCCGTTGGTAATGGTTCATTAGCCACTAATACGACTGGAACAAACAATACTGCTCTAGGTCATACTGCTTTATTTTCTAATAGCACAGCATCTAACAATACTGCGGTAGGTTTTGAGGCGGGGTATAATTTTACAGCACCATCGTCAGGCTCAGAAGGTAACTGCACTTTTATTGGTAGATTGGCTGGTTATTCTGTAACAACTGGTTATGGCAATACTTTTGTTGGGCAGAGTTCTGGTTACAATGTAACAACTGGCCTTAAAAATACTATTATTGGTAGCTACAACGGAAACCAATTTGGCCTAGACATTCGCACAGCAAGCAACCGTATTGTGTTGTCTGATGGGGATGGTAACCCACGAGGTTATTTTAATGAAAATGGAAATTTTGCTGTTGGCACTATAAGCCCAGACGGAAGTACAAGAGTTACCATTCAAGGGGCTTCTGGCGGAAATGGCATGGTTGTCAAAGCTGGCTCAGATGGCAACTACGGCATTTATTTTAATAACGCAGCAAACTCTACTGTTGGCGGCATCATTATCAATTCTGGTTCTGTTGCATACAACACCACTTCTGACTATTACTCAAAGCAGAATTTGACGCTTACAAAGCATCACACCCATAAGGACTAACATGATTGAACTAACACTTGAACAACAAATTGCCAAGCACTTTAGTGCGTGTATGGACAGCGTAAACCTGATTAACGCAGGACAACCAGAAAGCATGACTGCCGAAGACTGGGCTGACTGCGTTGAAAGAAACAAGGCTCACTTAGTCATTATGTTGGCTAAAGACTTCTGGACAACAGAAGACCTTACAGCAATTCGTGCGGCTTCTGTATAAAAGGTCATAACATGAGCGATCACACCACAGAAGTGGCAACAGCAGTAGCGGCTAAAGCAGCATCAGTAGCTACCTATGGTGGCGCAGGTAGTGCTATCTTCTTTGGTTTAACAGCCAATGAATTTGGCGCACTTTGTGGTGTGATTATTGGTTTCATTGGTCTTGTTGCTAACATTTACTTCAAGTACCAGCACCTGCAACTAGCAAGAGATCAGGCAAATGGTAACAGCCAAGAAAACAGCTAAGACAGCCCCTAAAGCACCTGCAAAGGTAGCCCCTGTTAAGCGATCTATTCCCAAGGTTGTTGCTCAACCAAAGAAGAATGAATCTAATGTTGACAAGGTAGTTGATCTAATTAAGTGGGTAGATAACCCATTTAAGTTGTTTACAGTTATCTTACTGTCGTTCCTGTTCTTTGCGGGTTACTTTGCTTGGGATTCTCGTCAAGTCATTCTGCAAGCCATCACTAACTCTAGCCATCAGACAGAGTTGAAAGACACTCCGTCTTTGATGCAGGTGGCTCTAACTGTTCAGAGAGACTTAGAGGCTGAGACTGTGACTGTTCACAAAGCTAATCTAGCGGTTAACTCTCGTACAGCATTGTTTGCTTTGAACGCTAAAGGCCATGATAAAACGATGGATGGAACTAACTCATCCCTATTCAACAAAGACCCACAGCGTAATCAATCCATCATAGCCATGCTAAGTGGTGAGGTTTACTGCGATAAGTTGGTAGTGACAGGCAAGAATTCTGATTGGGAAGAAAAGCAGGGCGTAAAGTATGTCTGCCGTGGTGGTATTCCTCCGCAAATGGGTGAGTTTGATGGTTATATCTCCGTAGGTTTTAAGGATGTTCCTGAAGACCCTACAGAGATCAAGACTCGTATCAATCTAGCCACAACTGAGATGAGTAAATGAAATGGATAGTGTTGGTACTATTTTCCATTTGGTTATTAGTATCGGCACAGCCCAAACAATGTTTGCTATCAGACTTCTATGCTTTGAGTTGGATAAGCGAGCCAACAATGCGACACATGGAGTTGTCTCGTTGGATAACTACGAATGGAGACTCTTGTAAGTCTGAGCAATTGGTTGTTTTATGGAATAACTTAGCATTGTGGGCAGGAGTTGCCGATAGTGCTGAGATGAGGGCAAAGGTTCTTTACTACTACGCTAAAGCAATAGAAAGGGAGAAGCCAAAATGACTATTGATGCCATCAGGATGTTCCCTATGATCTTGCCATCTGGCTATCCACAGGAATATGACCTTGTTGAGAGAAAGATGCTTAAACAGCAAGAAACTGCTCGTGCTGAACTAGAACAAAAGAAGACACAAATAGCCATTGAAGACTTGGCTTTTGAGATTTACCAAAAGAACGCTGAACAAACCAAGCTCAGAATTGAGATATTCCAAAACCGAAAAATTGATTTATTTGCCTAAGGAGAATCCATGTTAACTTTACTATCAACGCTTATCTCTTTCTTAATGGGTGGCGTTCCTAAACTCCTAGAGTTCTTTCAAGATCGTGCAGATAAGAAGCATGAGTTAGAACTTGCTCAACTTCAGATTCAAAGAGAATTGGAGATGCGTAAGTTAGGGTTTGAGGCTCAAGAGCGTGTAGAGCATATTAAGTCTGAACAACTGCAAATGGAGACTGCTTCACAAACTACTCAGACTATTGTTGCTGCCCAACAAGCTGAAATGCAAGCTATCTATGCCCATGATACGGCTCTAAATGAGGGTACAAGCCAATGGATGAAGAATCTAAGGGCTAGTGTGCGCCCTGTTATTACCTATGGCTTCTTTTTCTTGTTAGTGTTTGTTGATGTGGCTGGCTTCTGGTATGGCTACTACATGAGCGTTCCATTTGATGACTTGCTCAATATGTTGTGGGATTCTGACACCCAAGCATTGTTTGCCTCAATTATTGCTTTTCATTTTGGTGGTCGTGCATTTGGTGGCAAGTAATGAAAGTCTCTGCTAAAGCCATCAAAATGATAATGCACCATGAAGGTGTAAGGCAGAAGCCGTATAGATGCCCTGCAAAGCTATGGACGATAGGTGTAGGCCATGTACTGTACCCAGAGCAAGGAAAACTCAAGATAGACGAGCGTGATGGCTTTGCATTAAAGATTGAGGATTTCCGTACTTTTCCAATGGAGGAAGTAGATGCAATTCTTAGAGCTGATCTTGACAGGTTTGAGCGAGGAGTGGAGAAGTTCTGTCCAGTACCTCTTACCCAAGGCCAATTTGATGCTTTGGTCAGCTTTAGCTTTAATGTTGGTTTGGGAACACTACAGAGAAGCACCCTCCGTCAAAAGGTTCTTAGAGGAGATATGGAAGGTGCGTCAGAGGAATTACTAAAGTATTGCATGGCTGGTGGCAAGGTTCTTAAAGGGCTACTTAACAGACGGAAAGATGAGCAAGCGGTTTTCCTTAATTAAATTGACATAAATTCCATATTTAATATGTCGCCTATGCCAAACATACCAACACCACAAGACGCTGAACTGTTTGCCAATAGTATTAAAAAATGGCAACAAGTTCTAAACCTTGGTGATTGGAGAATTGAGAAGGGTATCAAACCCGCCAAACAAGCAATGGCCTCTGTTGAGTTCAACGAGAGCGCAAGACTTGCTGTTTACCGATTGGGTGACTTTGGTGCTGAGAAAATAACTGATGATTCGCTAGAAAAGACTGCTCTCCATGAGTGTCTGCATATTTTCTTGCATGACTTAATGATGGTTGCAACAGACCCAAAGTCCTCAGACGAGGATATTGAAATGCAAGAGCATAGGGTCATCAATCTCTTGGAAAATCTCTTAAAGGATATTCATGGGCAATCATAATCAAGCCTGTACTGATGTTGAGTTCATCAAGTTATGGGGTGAATATCAGTCTGCGGCTAAACTTGCAGAACATCTTGGAATTGCAATCAGAGCAGTCTATTTGCGTAGAAGGTGGATTGAAGAACATTACAGGGTCAAACTAGGCGCTTCTGACCATCGAGGTGCTAAATATGACCTTAAAAGGCCAAAGTCATTCTCTCCTTTAAAACAGATTAACTTAGGGATTGAGGATGGTACAGTTATCGTCTTTTCTGATGCTCACTTTATTCCTAGTCAGCGATCAACGGCATTTAAAGGGTTGTTATGGGCTATCCAAGAGTTCAAACCTAAAGCGGTGATATGTAACGGAGATGCGTTTGATGGTGCGTCTATAAGCCGTTTTGATGCGTCAGACATTCCACAGACTTCTGTTATCCAAGAACTAAAGGCTTGTCAGGCAGCGCTTGAGGAGATCGAGGAAACTGCTAAAGCCGAAAGACACAATGTAAAGCTAGTGTTTACATGGGGAAATCACGACTCTCGGTTTGCCAACAGACTAGCCCAACAAGCACCTCAGTTTAAGGATGTTTTAGGCTTTAAGCTGACAGACCATATTCCTAATTGGGAATTCTGTTGGGCTTGTTGGCCTACTGAGAACACCATTGTTAAGCATCGTTATAAAGGCGGCATCCATGCTACTCACAACAATACTATTAACGCTGGTGTATCTATCGTAACTGGACACTTACATTCTCTCAAGGTAACTCCTTTTGATGACTATAACGGAACTCGCTATGGTGTTGATACTGGAACACTAGCTGAGACTGATGGCCCTCAATTCACTTATGGAGAACTAAACCCTAGCAACCACAGATCAGGCTTTGCAGTACTTAACTTCTTTAATGGCAAGTTATTGTGGCCTGAACTCGTGCATAAGTTTGACGAGGATATGGTTGAGTTCCGTGGCGAAGTTATAGATGTGAGTGCATTTTGAGCGCTTGGCTAATCATTCTCACAGGGGCGATCTATGCCTACATAGCTGGCGAACAGTTATGGAAAGATAACCCGCATATGGCTATCGTATACGCAGGTTATGCTTTTAGCAATGTGGGTCTTTACTTGTTAGCAAAGTAACTTATAGGTTACTTTTGTTCATCAGAAGTTAAACCTACAATTTCTTCATCTTCTGTATCATCAAGCTCAACAGCTTCATATTCAATGCACCATCCGTTTTCTTCTTGAAACTGGATAAAGTCTTGAATGATTTGAATTTTCTCAAAGTCAAATGTTTCAACTGTAATTTTTTCATTTCCTGTCCAACCAAATTCCATTTCAAATTTCATGGTGTTCTCCTAAAGCAACCAATTGTTGCAATGAAATCCTAAATTATGATTGTGTCGGAAAAAAGAATTAACTACCATCTTTTACGAACAATCCGTTGGGCAATAGTGTGCCTTTCCGATTCTTAATCTGATCGTATGCAACTTCCATGCAGTCTACCAGATTCAAGTCCTGTAGAGCGCAGTAATTGATAAGGCAAACCATTACATCGCCTACTGCGTCTATGACAGCTTCTTGATCTTTCTTGATGGTTGCATCAGCTAACTCACCAAGTTCTGACATAGCTTTTAATAGCTGAACTTCTGGTGTGCTATTTGGAATAATTTTTCTAGCCTCAGACCATTGGATAATTTTTATTTCTACATTAGCGTACGACATTCCATTCCCTTTCGTTTCTACCTGAGTTTGATTTAACTGTGTTACCTGTGAGATAGATAAGTCCTAGAACTTTCATCTCGTTTAAGCGCCTTGCTACCTGATTTCCATCTAGGTTAGTCAATGCGGCTATTCCGTCTTTTCCTAGTGCGCCATATTCTTGCAGACACGCTTGGATGATTCTGTGGTGGTCAGTTATGACTGGCTTGATGGCCTCTGCTGCTTCAAAAGAAGTGATTGGGTCTGTTGCCCTCACTCTTGGGAATTCAGGAAATAAGCGATCAAAATACTTTTTGTAGTCCATTATTTTCTCCTTGAGGTGGAGGTACTCGCTGCGTCCAAGTTCGTCCGACAGAATTGTCGCAAGGCATCCGCTTTCCCTCCGTAAACTTAAAATGGCATCGAATCGTCAAATTCTTCTTGTTTAGCTTTTTTAGGCTTGTTCAAAGAAGCGTCTGCGTTCTTGTTCTTGACAGACAAAGACATGAACTTGTTTCCGTCCTTGCTGACCTTAATCCAAGCAGATAGCCAGTAGTCTGTACCATCTACATTGATGCTACCTTTGTAGTCAGGAAACTTAGCATCATCCTTGCGGTCGTTCTTGAAAAGGCTACCTCGATTGTTGTTGTCGTATTCCATTATTCTTTCGCTTTCTTAATTGCTGCTCTTACTTTGCTTGGCAGTAGTCCCCACAAAGCTACCTTTTGGTCTGCTTCTAGGTTTTCTGCTTCCATTTTCTCAAGACCTTGTTTTCCATCAAGGGTCATGAGTTCTATTGCTAACTCCCTAAGATATTCCATCTCCTCTGGTGGTAGCGTATCTGCTATGCCCTGTGTAGGGGTAATGATGACCTTTTCCTCTTTGATTGGCGCAGAGGAATCCAAAGCGTCATGCTCAACGATTTCCATTGCTGTCATCCAAAGATACCTGCGCTGATATGTCTCTACAGCACCAAGATTCTGGATGGCGTGAGCGCCCTTTAGATTGGCCTCAACCATTGGCGAACTGATAGTAATGAAAGTACCATCATCTACGTCTGTGATGGTCAGGTCTGCATAGTCTTTAGTGTATGAGATGACTCCGCACAAACCTATGCTATGAAAAATCTCATTGATTTGTGGGAGAAAGTCGCCCAATTCAAAATATTGGTAGCCAGCGAACTTGTTGTGTCCTGACTTCTTTAACGACATGGATTGCAAAGCCATCCGAGCGTTCATTAACTTCTTATGTACCATTTCATTCTTCCTTTAAATATTCTTCAATCATTGCTTCTTTGTCTTCCTCGTACAAATCCTCGAAAGGTACGAAGTGGTTTTCTCCACAGCACGAGCCGTAGGTCTTTGGGTTAGTGCAGTAGCAGCAGTAAGTACCATGCGATAAATCCTTGATTGCGTCTTCTCTGGTAATCATTGGATGCGTTCCACTTGTTTAGCTACGAGCCATTTATCGCCTAGTCTGCGTACTGACCTTATCCATTGCTTTTGGTAGGCTCTAATGACCTCTGGAGGCGCATCGTAGGTGGCAAACATCTTACGGACATGGGTTAAGAATCGTGTGTTCATGCTTACCCCCTGTAGGCCAATAACACACCCCAACCACCAAAGATGATGATTGCCAATGTCCACTCAACTAGCGTTTGAATAATCTTGCTTTTCAATTTGGTTCTCCTTAATTGGGGGACTAAGCCCCCTGTTGATTTTTACTCGACTCTGCCATCAGCATAAACAACGACATTCTTGCCACTAGGCAAATGTACATTGCAAGAAACTGCACCAGCTTCAGCTTTTAGGTAACGAATTACAGAGGCGATAACTTGTGAATCTGTCATTTCTGACTCCTTAAAAAGACCCTCACGAATTGCTTGGGCTGATGTAAGTATAACGCAAATCAACAGAATGTTTAAATTATTTTCACAAAGTGTTGAAATTTTGCAAATTGTTGTTATGATGCAACTATGAACACACTATCTGATAAAGAACTAATTGCTTTGCTTGGTGGGCCAACAGCCTTATCTAAGCGATTAGGATTCGCCTCTCCTCAAAGAGTACACAATTGGGTATATAGGGGAATACCCGCATCTGTCAAATTAGCTCACCCAAAACTTTTTTTAAACAAAAGGATTAAGAAATGACAAAGTTGTGTGCTGATTGCAACCAAGAAATTGTAGGTAGAGAAAATAGTGCAAAATTCTGTTGGACTTGTTGCGATCTAAGACCTAAAAAGAATGGTCAAGCACAAGCCGCATACCAAGTTGCAAAGGCTGTAAGAAAAGGAATTTTGCCCCATGTATCTACATTGATATGCGTAGATTGTGGCAAACCAGCCCAATGCTATGAACATAGAGATTACAACAAACCACTAGAAGTCGTGCCAGCTTGCAAGAGTTGCAATACTCGTAGAGGTTCAGCTATCCCATTAAAGAAAGAAGAAACAACAGAATGACACAAGCAAAAGTAATTAAAGCCCTCCAGAACGGCCCACTAACCTCACATGAGGTAGCAAACCTAACTGGTATGCCACAAGCCACAGTCCTATCCACAGCAAAAAAACTACGCCACCAAGGTAAGCTCTCCACAGAGATCATCAAGGTTGGTAGGCATTGGGTAGCTCAGTACACGCTAGACGATGATCTACTGGAGTACAAGCCTAAGAAGGATGACGAGGAAACTCGCTGCAAGCTAAACCCATTTGACATTCGTAATGCTAAGGGTATTTTTACCCCTGCTGAGTACCGAGTGATGAACGCACAGGCCAGACGCTTGTATAACGGCAATCCTCACTTTACAAAAGAAATTACCAATAATCAATTTATTTAAAAAACTATTGACAAGGTAAAAAATGTGTATAATTAAATCGTCTGAGTGGCATCAGACGAGTGACGCTAATCACGAACCCTACAGATACCTGTGGTGGTCTTGTCAGACGGCAAGTGAACTTTTGATTAGCGTCATTCGTTTGCTGTTGCTCTCGCCAAGAGCCAAGACCACCAGAGTTATTTGTAGGGTTTTTTGCATTTGGCGACTACACAATGCGGTACGTCGGTGGTTGTGTGTTGGGATACCCTGTTACACGAGCGAGCTAAAGCAGGGGCGGTGGGCGAAGAATAGAGCCGAGTGGTTTGGACGCAAGTCTAAGAAGTCTGTTCAATGCGATGCGATGACATGGCTCCAGATTGGAAGTTATCGACAAGCAGGGCGGAACTGAGTTATGACTCGGTAAGGCTTTGCTTTGCTCAAACATTCACCAGATTGGAATTAAGGAAGATAAGGAGATAAGAAGATGATGGACTTGTTTGGTAATGAGATACCTGAAGAAAAGAAGAAGACGCATGAAGGTTTTGATGAATTCTGGGATGCGTACCCTAAATGTTTTAGAAAAGGTGAGAAGGCTACTTGTAAGAAAAAGTGGGCTGATTCTTACTACTTTACTCAGAAGGAAATCATTGTGAGACATCTGCAATGGATGGCGACAACAGCACAATGGTTAAAAGACAATGGCGCTTTTATTCCTGCACCTTTGGTTTATCTCAACCAACAACGATGGGATGGTGCTGATATACCTGAGATGAAACCTGTCCAGACTGTTGACCCTGCCTTGGCAAAAATTGATGCTGACAGAAAAAAAGCAGCGCCTATGCCTGAACACATCCGAGCAAGATTAGCTGAACTAAGGAAATAAAAATGCACTTACAAGATTCTTACCCAACAGAGTTTTATGTATCTGATTGCGGTTACTTAGTTGTTAAACAAGACTGTGACAATTGTGGTCGTGTGGCTCAATTCTTAATTTCACCTGAACAAACAAAAGTTTTGTTTAACTTGCTGCCAGACCTAATGAAAGAACAAACAACTAAATGGACTGGCATTTATACGCCATCAGACCATGAGCCACTATGAAGCCATGAAACTACTGGACAAGGTGCGTGAGGGCGTACCTTACCCTCTACACCTGATAAACAAAGCATTGGAATTGACTGGTGATCTACTCACGCAAGACGATTGAAAGCCAAAACGATAGGGTAATCCTAGAGCAAGCCGAAGCTCGGGAACTCTATCGTAATTGGGAGTGGACTAAGAATCGTGACTTGATTCGTGCAAGGCTTGAAAGAGCAGAGCGAATATACGGCTCTGGTGCTAGAGATCGTATTAGGTCATACATGGCGCAAATGAAAGAAGGGAAACTCGAATGAGATATGCCGCTAGAGTTGACGCAAACCAAACCCAGATAGTTTCAGCGCTAAGAGCCGCAGGTGCTTATGTTTGGATTATTGGCTTACCAGTAGACCTTTTGGTTGGCTACAAGGGTCACACGTTTCTGGTGGAGATCAAAGATGGCTCTAAAAAGCGTTTAACCAAGCTACAAGCCGACTTTTTTGATGGGTGGATAGGTGGGACGCTATGCAGGGTAGACAACGCTGAGAGCGCCTTGAGAATGATTGGGGTAAAAAATGATTCTTAACCTGACAAGCACAGAACAGGCGAAAACCAGTATTCGTCTTCATTGGGACAAGATAACCAAGGCTTTGGACTCTGGCAAACACTTGACGATGGAGATCAAGCTAGTCAGCAAAACCAGAGAGCAAGAGGAAAAATATCACGCCATGATTGGCGATATTGCCAAACAAGCACAGCACATGGGTGCTAAGTGGTCTGCTGAGGATTGGAAACGCTTACTGGTTGACCAATACATGAGAGACATTGGAATGTATAACGGCAAGGTAATCCCAAACCTTGATAGCTCTGGAATTGTTCAATTGGGTACGCAAACAAGAAACTTCACCAAAGAGCAAGCAAGCGAATTTGTAGAGTGGCTTTACTCTTGGTCAGCAAATAACGGAATTTATTTGTGATTAGGGTAAGTCCCTAGACTAAACATCTTGTTTAGTTTGCTATACTCACATCAGCCCAAACAATTCGTGAGGGTACTTTTAAGGATTAAGTCATGGAATACGAATTCAAATTTGAGACAACTACTGGTGCTGGTGGCGAGACTGTGCAATGCGTCTTGGAGTACTCAATTGATGAGGAAGGCACATACGCAGAAAATCTTAAATCAATACATTACGAAGGCACGAATGTTTTTTCGTTGCTGTCTGACGAGCAGTTTGTAGAGATCGAGATGCGTGGCACGATGATGTTGGCAAGCCATATTCTTGCTGAGTCTGACCATTCCAAAAGTGTTGACTACGACTTGAGAGCCGTATGATTCTTGGTTGCAAACCAAAAGAGCCTGATGCAAAGTGTCTAAATTGCAAAAGGTTCTCTTTGCCTAATCCAGTAAATGTCAAGAACTCCAAGGATAAGGCTTGTATTTATGTTCCTAAATCTTTACAGGTGAAGACATGAAAAAAAATAAAATTATTAAGTTTGCAGAAGCTACTGCTAATCATAGCACTCATGTAAATGGCGAAGATCATTACACATTTTATGGCGAACAACTTGAAGCATTTGTTAAGTTGATTGAGGAAAATGAGCGTGAGCAATGTGCAAAAGTGTGTGAAAAATTAAAAAAAGATATGACACCTATTGCTGCACTAAGTGCATGGGCTTGTGCAGTAATGATTAGAGCAAGGGGACAAGCATGACTGAATGGACAAAAGAGGAAGACGAAGCATTTAACGAGGTAGAAAAGCAATCTAATCTTGGTAAACAGATACTGAGAGAGATTGGTCAGCCTTACCACTTTGATGTGTATGTATCTCCATCACAGAGAAACCATGTGCTTGAGGAGGTAGCCAAAGAGTTTGACAAGATGAAAGCCTTTGGCACTACTGCTGAGAGTTTTGCTACTTTTGTAAGGAATATGAAACATGGGTAAAGGTTCAAGTCCAAGACCATTCAATGTAACAAATCAAGAATACGCAAATAGATGGGATGCCATTTTTGGCAGAGATAATGAGAAAAAGAACGAAGCGCAAAATCTGGAATCTACTGAATCCCATCAACCATGCCCTCGTGGGGGCAGCGATAACCCAGAGAGACAAGCTGGACAAACTAAGGATGCTTGAGTATTCCGCTTTAGAGGCCATCACTAAGGGTAATGGAACTGTCGCTGATTGGCGTACCTTGGTAGATGTTCTAAACCTATCTGAAATGATGGGAAAGAACGGAGTAGGCCCAGAGGTGCTACCTATCTGCCAAAAGGCTCAGGATAGCCTCCATAAAGCCGCTATGCGCTACCAAGAGACATTGAGTATGGGATTGGACGGAGAAGGAATTAAAGCCTGTAGAGATTTAATTGAATATGCTGATCTACAGCAAGGAAGTATCTCAAGAAGTGAGTTTGAGAGATACATTCAGAAAACAAAAGACTACATAAGATCGCATGGAGATAAAGTCGTTGAAATATCCTAAGTTCCCATATTTCCGTAGCACAACACATTTGAGGAATGTTGCTTCTTTGCCATGCCAATGGTGCGGTGTAGATGATGGATGCCAAGCGGCTCACTCAAACATGGCTCAACATGGAAAGGGTAGGGGAATCAAGGCTTCAGACGAGTACACGGCTGCACTATGCCAAACCTGCCATTTTCAGTTAGATCAGGGAAATAAGCTATCCAAACAAGAACGCCAAGATATGTGGACAGAAGCACATAAGCGGACATACAATAAACTCAAGTCATTAGGATTATGGCCTCCAGAAGTTCCGATGGCTTATTGAGTTGCCAAGGTTTTATAGAGGGTCTTGTACCCTCTATTTTTTCGTGGGATAATGGCTAAAACTCCATGAGGATTGCCATGACAGGCTTACTTGCACCACAGGCTGAAATTATTATTGAGATTGCTACCCAAGAAGGCGAGGGTATGATTTCCGCAGAGGAAAACGCCAAAACACGCAGTTTCTTGATGGAAAACTGGAATCTTGGCCCAGAAAAGACAGCACAGCCAAACATGGACTACTGGCGTACCCTATCGAAAGTATGGCGTATTGCACCAGAGCAAGCAAAGCGTAACCTATGCGCTAATTGCGAATACTTTAACGATAGCCCCGATATGTTGGCTAAGATGGAGTCAATCCCTGAAGACCAATTCGACAAAGATGGTGGCGGTCGTGGATGGTGTTCTAAGTGGGACTTTATTTGCCATAACCTGCGTACCTGCCAAGCATGGGAAAAGGGTGAGCAGCCAGAAGTAGAAAACGAAAACTACGAAAATGGCGATATGATGGAATCTGAAGGAGAAGAAAATGGGAACGACTAACCAACAAGCGTTAGAGATGATGCAGAAGTTCTTTGAGAAAAAGAAACCTGCACCTAAGCCCATGCCTTTGCGTGGTGAGCGTACTGCTAAAAATGCACTAAATAAAACATCTAAAAAGGCTAAAAAATGATGGGTCTTTATGCCAATATCGCAGCCAAGAAAGAGCGAATCAAGGCGCAAAAGGTTGCTGGCAAGACTCCAGAGCGTATGCGTAAAGTTGGCTCGAAGGGTGCGCCAACTGCGGATGCGTTTAAGCAAGCGGCTAAGACTGCTAAAAAGAAATGATTAAACGAGGCTCAGAGCAGTTTTCTGGCTATAACAAGCCTAAGAGAACTCCTAACCATCCAACCAAGTCTCACGCTGTTTTAGCGAAGTCTGGTGAGGATGTAAAGCTAATCCGTTTTGGTCAGCAAGGCGTAAAAGGTTCTGCTGATGGCTCTAAGCGTAACGAAGCGTTTAAGGCTCGTCATGCTGAAAATATCGCCAAGGGCAAAATGAGTGCTGCTTTCTGGGCTAACAAGGTTAAATGGTGAACAACATGAAAATGACAAAAGCTGGCGAAAAGAAAATGTCCAAAGTAATGGGAGAATTCAAAGAAGGCAAACTACACTCTGGTAAGGGTGGTAAAGTTGTCAAAAGCCGAGATCAAGCGATTGCGATAAGTTTGGCAGAAGCTGCTAAAAAGATGGGCAAATACAAAGGCAAATAATGGCTGACTACCTTAGAGAAACACCAATGGAAAACCCCATCATGGGGTTGTTGGCTGATCGTCTAAAGAAAGCACAGCAATTCGCTGCAAAGCCTTTTGGCTATGAAAATCCTCCTGTAGAGATGTTAATGAATCTCTTGGGAGTTCCTGCTGTACAGCAAACAATGGAAAGAATGGCTTATGGTGAGCCATTGACTACAGGCCGTGGAATGACCACTAAGCCTCGTGCTGAAGCGGTAGAAGCGGCTATGGCTGTTGCACCAGTAGCGGGATTACTAGGTAAGGCTACTAAGGGTTTACCAGTAGGCGCAAGTATTCAAGATGTTGGTGGTCTTTTAAGTAAAAGAGTTCCATCTCAATTTGTGCCTAATGTAGAAGCTGGTAAGGAAATGATTGTTCACCACAATCTTTCACCTGAAAAACTAGCACGAGTTGAAAAAGTAGGTGGTATGCCTGTGCCATCTATTGCTGTATCCAATGTAGAAAATCCATTGAGTAGTTTTGGCAATATCTCATTGATTGGCGATAAGTCAATGGCTGTTCCGTCTGCTAAGAATCCTGTATATGGTTTTGATGCTTACACAGCTAGAACGCCTGAGATTGACTTTAAATTTGACTCAAAAAGTACTAAAAACATTGACAATTATTTTTCTGATGTTGCTCAAAAAGTCCCATCTGGTGATTACTTAGTAGATAGACTAAAGAATGACTGGAAGTGGCGAGGCGAATCAGATATTTACAAAGCTAAGTTTCTTGATGAGCAAGGTTTATTGCCTAATCTTGAAGACTATAAAAAAGATACTTGGAAATTTACGCAAGAAGTAAATCAAAGAGTAAGAGACTTAAAGCCACAATTTGAAAATTGGTCTGC